TGGTATACCAGTATTGGATCCCATCACATACCCATCTTCTGTTTTTTTGCTGGGGTCTGAGTCTGAACCTGAGTCTGAACCTGAGCCTGATCCGCTGGGTGTAAAAAATGAATCATTTATTTCTACTCCTGCATTACCTATAGTTTCTATTATAAATGACTTTAGCTGCCCTATGTTTTCTGGGTTTGTTAAATCTTCTGGGATTTCTAAATCATCAAGACCAGGTAATAATCCGTCACTTATCATTGATAATACATCGCTTCGGCTGGCTTCGTTTATAGTAGTGGCTATTTTATTTTTAAATAGACCCATTTGAGCATCTGAAAGGCCTTTTTTAGAATCGGCTATTTTTTCTATATCGGAAAGCAATGAATTAGCAGTATCGTAAGATTTTAAAGAATAATCCGCCAATTGAGTATAAGGTTTAAATTCACCTAATCCATCTTCAAACATTAAATTGCCGTAGTCATCTATTTCCATGTTGGCCTTGCCGGAATAAATATTAACCAAAGGCATAGTAGATCCATCCGCATAATTTGCTTTTGAAATTCTACCCTCATTAAAATCGTCCAAAAATTGCTTTTGGTTTTTTTCAATAGCTTTTTGCTGGGTTGCTAAATTTTCTAAATTATTTCTAACGCCATTCATTTCTCTTACATTGTCTAAATATGCGGGATCTGTAGGCTTAAGGCCTTTATTAGTTGCTCTAAAAGCAGCGTTAGAATAAATATCTGCTTGGCGCTGTACATACTCTCTTTGCTTTCTTTGCTGCTCAGGCGTTAGACCCGACCTCACGGCTCCACTTTCTGCAACAGCTAAAAACTTCCCCACTTTATCGCGGTCGGCTTGTACTAGTTTATTTATATAGTCTTTATTCATTTTAAAAGTATTGTATTATCCCATAATGCCCGAAGTAGCAAACCCTCCTGCTAGATTCCCAACGCCTCCTAGTATTCCTTGGGTGGCGGCGTTCCTTGCTTCATTAGCAGCCTGGACTCTTTGTCCTGACATACCCATTAAAGTAGAAATTTTATTAAGCTCTGCTTCTCTTGATTTTAGCTCTCCAGCAGCTTCCATTCTTTGCAGATTAGATTCTTGTTGCATTTGAGCCATTTGGTTTTGTCTCTCTTGTTGACCAATACTTACGCTAGCTCTTTCGGCGTTCATTGAGGATTGGTTTGCCATGGCTTGTGCTAAGGCAGCAATACCTGATCCTCCTGCTGCACCTTGCATTCCAGCCATAGTATTAGCTAATGATTGTTGTTGTGCTCTATTAGCAAACTCAGCTTGCTGCTGGTTTACAGTTAGATCTTCGTAAACGTTTTCGAGTCCCGCGTATACATTAGATGTATCTAAATTTTCAAACTGCGCTTTTCTCGCGTTAAATTCATTCTGAGCTTCTCTTTGTTCTCTTTTTCTTTTGCCACTGCCTATAATCCCTCCGGCTATTCCCATTAAGCCTTGGACCCCAGACATAACTGCTCCCATTGGTATCATATCTTTATTATTTTATTATTATATTATTACACATTATTTGCTGCTTTCAAATATTTCAGTGCCTACAGAAAATAGCTCTGCGTATTTTGTTGTATTATTTCTAAATTGAATTTCTGCATAATAGCCTTTAAGTTGGCCCAGATGGCCAATAGGATCTTTTATGTAAAAAACAAAATCCTGCGTAGTAGGAGGCGATACCCCCGCCGCTGCATTTACAACGATAGTTGTTCCGCTTATTGAAGTTATTGGTCCCATCTGAACCTCTGTTTCTTCAGAAGTATCAACATACCATGCTATATCCCCTGTTTGAATATTGACAGGGAGAGGGTTTCCGAATGTTAGTGTTATGTTTGGCATTAGTTCGTGTATGAAATTATGTTACTTAAGTTTAAATCAAAGTTTACGTTGTCGTCTCCAAATGCTACAATAGCAATCTTAGCTTTTAACTTAACAGTTACACTATCTACTTGCGAGCAATCACTGCTGATTATTGATATTAAATTACCATTAGCTCGCGTAAAAATTAAAGGCTCGTCATTTGCAACAGTAATAGCGGGCGATACCGTTAAACTTGTTGAAGATCCAACGGAAGAAACTGAATGCGTAAAAGGTGCCGCCAATGGGTTTCCAGCAGGAGTTAATGGTGCGTTTTTAAATTTATCTCCAGCCAATATGCCTGTTGTACTATCAAGAGTAAGAGATGTTACATTTGTTTGAGCACCATTACAAACACCTATAATTTGCTCTGTATTAGAAAAATCTTCTATTTCTATTTGTTTAATAAGTGTTAACTGATGCCCACTGCCGCCGCTAGTAGTTGTCATCGTATAGTCAAACTCTACAAGCCAAACTCCCGTTGAATTTTCTAAGCTAGCTTGATTTGGATTTATAGAAAGAGCCCTAAATGTGGTTCTTGGGTCTACTGCTGGCCAGCCGTTCAATGGTGTTGGGGGGTTAGTGTCTCTAAACTTGATTGTAACTTCGTTAAGCTGCGATATTGTAAATGGATTTGGCCCATTCATCTCTGAAGGAATATTTGATCCAGTTAATGTTATGGTATATGTTACATTAGGAGCACCTTTTGCTAACGCTGGAAATGTTATGTTATGAACGTACCTTCCTGTAGAATCAAGATCTTCGTTGTTTATTATAGTGCTTGTTGTTGTTCCGTCATTTAAAGTAGCACTAAACGTTGTGCCGGGAACACCTAAGATAGTCAGTGTTCTTATTTCTTCACTATTCGTTAATGCTGAGGTATTAAATGTATATCCGCTTATTTTTGGCAAAGGGTTATAAATTTCTTGAGCACTAGGTACGTCTATAACTATACGATCCCCTGAAACACTTGTCGAGGGGTAAATATAATTTACAGCATATGCTATATTTGTTAGTTTGTTATTTGAATCAAATGTAGGTGTTTGAACTATATTGTAATTAGATTGATTGCCCTCAGCTATGTTTATTGAAGGTAACGATGCCCAATAATACCCAGAGGCTGCATTATAAGTTCTTGAGAACATTAATTCATTATCCCCTTCTGCTCCACCATTTGAATATGGTGTATTAGTTTCTGAACCGTTGCCTGTTACGTTATTGCCAACTTTAGCAGTCACTGTGCCTGCTATCGTTATTTCCGCAATTACACCTTCACCTATAACGCACAAAGGTATTGTAACATTTTGTGCTGGCATTAGAGACGTGGAAACAAAAGTTACAGAGCATATTACGTCATCGCCACTTTGAGTAAAAGCAACAGAGCTAACGTATTCATTAGAAAAAGATGAATCTAAACTAAAATCTGCTGCGGCAACGGTATACCCTGAATTAGGCGATATAGTTATTGTAGCTACACCAACCTCTCCCGGTATATTACCGCCTTCGCCTATTTCGTATATCGCGTTAGAAAAGTTATAATTATTTATTGTTATTGGCATATTATTTTATTTATGGGCAATTAGAATTAACTGTGTTGTATTGTTCTATAGCTGTTACGATACCATCTCCGTCGGTGCTAACTATAAACCAGCTGTCGTCTATTGAAGAGTTGTCACTCCAATATGTGCCATATGGTATAACTCCACCATTCCACAGTCTATAAACCTCTTTTCTAGGGTTTCCTGTGTTTCCTGAAGAGGATTGATTTTTGCGAGTATAGCCTAAGGAACTATATGTATAAAGCTGAGTGCCGACTTCAAAGTTGTCTGGGCCATACCACCAAACCTCAGGAGCGTTCCATCCTTTAGTTCTTGTATCAGGATCTAAAGTACTCCAAGCTTGCATAAAACCAGAAATTCCGCACCATAGATCGTTATTAGTTTGAGCAGGGTAACTAAAGTTATAGGTTGGCAAAGTTAGTGTTCCAAGCAGTGCCCCAGTGCCTTGTATACTTCTATCCGGATCACCCTGGCAGGCGTTTAACGTATTGTACTGTGTCCATGACGCAATTTGCCCACTACTGTTTAATATCATTACGTAATACGTAGAAGGTATAATCGCGGCGTTATTAGCGTCTAACCCGGCGTGGTCTACTGTTAAATCAGACATTTGTTGACCAACGCCAACGAATAAATATGCACCCGCAGCGGCAATAGGTTCGTTAGTTAAACTATTATACATTTGTGTACCAACTTGCAAACCATCTCCACTTACGTAAGAAAATGCAGTTCCGTTGTTTATTGTACCTATATATGATTGGTGTAGCAAGTCATAGTGTGCTTCAATAGCGCATTTAACATCTTGCGCGGTTGTTTCGTTCACAATGTTTAAATCAAGCGCAGGGTCGGCTTTTATATTATCCCATATATTTACAAAAAACTGCACGGTATCAGGGCTTGTGGTGCCTGAGCTAGAACACTCTGCATCAATAGTAACTGTTAATATGTAATTTTGCGGGTCATCATCAACAGTGTCGGGATTACCAATACCATCAGGTATATCATCACAGTCGTTAAATATTTCTAGTCCTTTTATATAGTTAAAATATTTACCTTCTTTCTTTTCAAATTCTTTAACCTCTCCTCCTTCAAGATCAGTTTTAACAAAGTTCACATACCAGCCTGGCTGCTTTTGTTGTATAGAAGTAGGTATTGCTGGTATAGCGTTTATTTCAGCTATTGAATACCATTCGGAATCATGCAGATACTCAAATCTTCTAGACCTTGTTCCTGTGTAATTTATAGTGCTAAACCCTTTTACAGATTGTGGGCCGTCGTTCATTATAACATTAAAAGAGCTATCATATTGTTGTCTATAAAAATTGTTATATAACATGTTTAAACCATGTTCATATATACGCCCTTCTTTAAAAGTGTAATATATATTGTTAAGGCTAACTCCACTTTCTGGTACAAAAGATTTTCTTGATGTCCACCCGTCGACCATTTCTTTAAAAGATACAGTAGTTTTATTTATTTTACCATAGTAATCTACATCGCACTCTGGTGTTAATTGGTATTGTTGACTGGGACTGAGAATGTTATTCCAATCCTGAGACAGCTTATCAAAAGTTATATTATATAAATCTTTTTCTTTATCAAAACTCCCTATAAGCTTATTTGAAACTTTTAAATTATCCGCGAAGAAGTCTGACATTCCCTTGCCTGCTATGTCTGTTACGCCGTTCATGGATAGTCTTAACACAGCTCCGCGGTTTTTATCCGTAAAATATATTCTGTAGTTATCTGCCGCAAAGCTTTCAGGGTTTTTACTTATTCCAAATTCGCCAAAAGTAGCAGGAACCATAGCTTGACCTAAAACAGCATTATTTCCAGTTAAATTAACATTGCCATCAGCATTAAATAAAGCGTCTTTGTTTGCTAATATTTTTACTATTTTATCCTCGCATAAAGCTAATAAATCTGTTTGTCTGGTGTGTAATTTTTGAATTGTACCATATGTTGGATTTAAATCTTTCGTTATAGGTTCTGCTTGTATAAATTGGTTAAGTCTATTTATGCCGCTTGTAGAGTTAAATATTTGAGAAAATATCAAACCATTTCCCCTTCTTTCCTGAGCATATGGTTCATCAAGCGGAGCGGAAACCTTAGGGCCTTTATCTATTGTAAAAGCATTATAATCATCTCTTATTCTATTTGATTCTACTCCATTTCCATATGAATAACAATTAAAATAGTCTAATATTTTTTGAGTATTATATTCAGCTATAGGAAAAGCGTTAGTTGCTTCGTAATATAAATCTAAATCAATTGCTTCTTTGGGTTCAGTTTCAAATATAGCCGGGTTTGAAGACGTTAATACTTTATTGTCGTCATCAATTACCTCTCTAACTAATTCATACCCCAATAAATCGCTTAAAGCGGAATCAGATCCATTTCCAACTAACGGGTCGTCAATATTTTCGTTAAATTCAAACGCAATAGCATATCCGTAATTTCCGCTACCCTGTTTTTGGTTGTTGCAAGCATTAACAAATGTCCAGGCTTTACCTCTATATCTTGACCATTTTGAAACTCTAGTTACTTTAAAAGGGCGTGTTTTATACCCATCTCTTTTTACTATTCTAACAAGTGATCCTGGCCCAATTTGCTGTATAAAGGATCTACCTGTAACAGTGTTCCAATGACTGCTATTTATATCTTTAGTCCCAACGGTTGTTATACCTAATCTTCTGTGCCCTTCGCGAGGTCTACCAAATATCTCTCTAAACAACCCAGGGGCATCGCCCCCTACATTATCTTCATCTATCATGTCCCAGTTATCACAAATTGCTGTGCCCTGCTCTTCCCCTTCATCATAAAAGTAATTGCCACACCTATTATGTTGACAATTACCAGAGCCTGAAGAAGCCGTATTGGTATTTGCTTTGGGTCCTTTTGTATAAAAAGTTGCTATTGTACCATATCTAGGCTCTAATTCCCCAAAAGAAGCAATTATATTCGAATCAAAAGCAAAATCTCTATTAATTTTAGCAAAAAATCTACCCTCAAATTCTGGTTTATTTTCTTCTCTTTTTTCAAAAATTGTAATGCTAACGGAATTGCCTGGAGCTGGTAAAAAAGCAGCATCAACACCTAATGGACTTTGTAAATTTACAGTATATGATGTACCACTTCCGCTTTTGCCCTCTATGTCGTATCTATCAGTTTTTCCTCCCGCTACAATTTCTAGTTGGTTTCCGCTTACAAAACCATCATGAAATGCTGGATTGTTTGCAAATGTCGGCCCTGTAAACTGCAAAGCCAAAGAATCTTCTTCAAATCCACTTACAATTGTAACAGAGCTACTTGCCAAAACAAATTCAAATGTTTTTATGAAAGTCGGGGCTTCGTTTTCTATAGATAATATTTTATACCTTATTAAGTTATTAATAGCTATGTCGTTATCATGCTGTTTTTTAGGTATTAAATACGTTTCTTCGTCTACTTTGTTTCTTTCTGAAGAAGGAAAAGACAACCAAACATTGCCATCTTCTGCTGGATAAAATCTATCAAGCGCTAAATTATAATACTGATTAGATGTTTCTTTTATAAAAAACTTATAATGCGTAGCCCAATCTGGCGGGGTTGATTCAGGCTGGATAGAAAGCTGATTTAGCATGTCCGAGTTTTCAATATCCAGTCTAGCCGAAGCTGTTTTATTAGTAAAAACAGGAGTTTCTCTTCCGTATTCATCTTTAAATACCACGCCTGCCTGATATGTTCTTATAGTTTTTAATGAAGGCTTTGGCATTCTAATTTGCTGTTCGTCTTCATATGAGGGATGAGGAGCAATCGCATAATTTACGCCTAATTCTAAAGTTGGATCTACTGTGTAATTTTGAAGATAATTACCATATATAATTCTATTCCCTACTATTTCTTGCGACTTAGCTTTTCTTGGAACATTATCCCAAGGTCGTAATATTTGGTTAGACTGCACAACAGCTCCAATTATTTCCGATTTTATTTCAAAAAATGTAGGCACAGCCCCCGCTCCAGCGTTGTAAGGTAAAAAGTCTTTTTTCTTAATTGAATCAACAGAATAAACCGTAGTATTATGTGATTCTTTATATAATATTTCAATTTCATCAACTTCTTCTGTGCCTAATTCTAAGGATTCTATAATAAGTTTCCTTACATTATTAGTCATGCCTGTGTTGTAGCCGTCAGAAGAGATGTATTTAAACTCATTTCCTAAAAACGCTACGCTTGAAAACGGAGAAAAGCAAGAATATTCGTTATCTATGTACTTCCATCTATACGCAAACCGAGGAAACAAATACTCAAACATAGGGTCCTCTTGCTCTAATATAACATCGAATGTTATTAATTGAGCATCTCCGTTTTGGTCTGGGAATTTTAAAATATTGCTTGAAATGCCTTGTATTTGCGCGGTAATTTGAGAGTTGTTTAAGGCTACAACTAAGGCTCTAAGCGAATATTCATATATTTCATTATCATCTTCAAAAGTACCAGATAATAATAAAACACTTTCAAATGGCACCCAAACAGGATTACCATTTTCGTCGTTACCATATATAGGGCTTACATTAAAAGTAATATTGCCATTCCAGTTATTTGGTAAATTACTGTTTTGATAATAAGAAGGGTTTTCTGCAATATTAGCTTGATATTCTGCATAAGTTGGTAAAGACTCGTATTCAAGAGGCTCTAAAGCATTTGGTATATATGTAAAGTTTTCAAACCCAGTTGTTTGCCCCGCAATAGGTTGCCCCGCTTGCGTCTGAACTGGCAATATACCAACACCGTTTATATTATCTCCAAATTTTGAAGTTGCCATATTTAACGTAGGCGCTTTTAAAGGAGATTTTTTAATTACAGTAATATCTTCTTCTGTAAAGTCATCATATCCACCAAGGTTTGTGCAGTCAACTTGAATATATTCATCTTCATTTGGCAGCCAATCAGGTATTTTAGTGTGCGTAAGCCAATTACAAGATCCAGCTTTAAATTTATCTATATTTATTCTTTTTGGTTCAGATTTGTCGTCTGTCCAAAACAAGAATTTGTCTATTATATTAATACCAGTTATCAAATAATCTTTTGAAAAGTTTAATATGCCGTTTGTATCAATTAGGACAGGTCTAACAAATCCGGTCGTGGTATCAAGCTCAGTTATTGCACTAACGTTGTCAGACGCAACAAACCAATATATTTTTTCGTTGATATCATTCTTTATAGATCCAACGCATATAGGGTTATCTAGGTCATCTATATAATTAGCGGTCCATCCATTTGTATCAACCGCTTTTCCACGCAATTCAACGTTGCCTTTTATATTCTGTAGAGTACCTACGTTAGATCCTTCTGAATTTGCTAAATCTAAATTTAAAGCGTCGCGATACTGGCCCTGAGGCACTAATCGTTCGTCAAGATCTTTATTCATTTTTCCAGTTTGGAAAGAACGGATAAATTCTGGCATATATTAGTGTTTTATTTGTTTAGACTTGCCTCGCATAGTTTGCGAAATTTCCTCTAATTTTATATTTGATAATCTTAATTTAGCATTACGCTTAGCGGCCCTTGCTTCTTTTTTAAACCTCATTACAAGGTATTCTTGAGTATTAGCTCTAGTCGCTAAAATAGCATGCGCAATATGTTTATATATAGCCTCCTCGGCAAATTTATGCACGACCATATCATCTTCGCACCCTAGACCATCACTTATGTATTTTAAAGTTACAATACGATTCGTCATATCAGAGCTAAAGTGTATCAACCCTTTTATTTGGTCAATATAAAACACTCCATTTGATTGAGTATACTGCGGATCTAAACCATATCTGCCTCCAGCAAAATCAGCACGAGTAAGTTCTCTCGCATCTCTACTGTTAGAGTCTACTAATATATCATCATTAGAGTTTTGAAATCTTTCCCAGGTTTCGGATTCCTGCGCATAAAGAATTTCTCCGTTATCATCAAATGTGTATTCGTAATTGCTGTCTTGTATAATCGGTAATGGGTTACTGGTTTTAGAAGTTGGATAAATTATTCTTTCAACACCACTTTCGTCAAGCCAAGTTAGCTTTACATAGTTAACATAGTCTTGAGGCAAAATCATATATAAAGTAGGTGGAACTTCTATCTCCTGCGACTTAATAGATTGCAGGGTATCAAAATTTAACTCTTGAATACCACGCTGTGCATGGAATGCGATGTCAGATCTTTTTACTTTAGATATTATTTTATCTTCTCCAACATAGGCTATAACAAAGTTATTTACAATGTCCTTTAAAGTTATATATTGGTAATCACCATAATCCTCATCTAAGCTATTCCATACACCGTCTGGGCCTTCGTAATACTGTTCGTTAGTTATATTTATTAATGGCATATATTATGATTTTTCTTGTTGGATAGTTTCTACTTCTTCTTGATTGACAGCATTGTACATGTTGAAGTCTTTAATCAAAAGCCCAGATAACTCTAGTATTTTTATTACTAATTCCGTTTCTTCAGAGGGCTCAAGCTCAAAGTCTACCGAATTTGGGGCGTCATACAAAGGTTCGTCAAAAACAATTTGATATGCCCATTGCACAGTAGCTGGTTTTTTAATATAATTACAGCTAACGCTTGATGTAAGCTCTGCATCACCGTATACCTTAACACCCTGTGTGTCTTGAGCGTATATAGGACGCCTATTAACAGGCCTTGTTAATGGAGATAAGTTTATGTATAATAATTCGTTTTGATTAATTCTTTCGGCCTCTACTAACTCCGTAGTAGCTGTAAACCCATCTGTAATGGTATTAGTATATACAATACTTCCTAACCTGTAGAGATCGGTTGGAAGATCAAAGTGAAGACTTGTTTGGTTATATGTTAATAACGCGGATGTTTTAAAAGGGCTTATTTTTTGATCAAGTATGGTTAGCATATCTGAATACTCGGTATCATTGCCGTGTAATCTACCAAATTGATTTATATCATAAAAGTATTGCTCAAATAAATCTTGCTGAGCTTGATTGGCAAACAAGTTAAATTCTTGAGCGGTTACATACCCTCGTTGTTCTTTATTTAATATACCTAAAACTCTTTGATATACTGTGTTTACATTTATTGGCATATTGTTGTTTATTATTGGTTATAGTAATTAGGCCACTATTACAGCGGCCTAGCTACTATAATTAGTGACTTATAATTTTTTAATTATATGTTTGTAAACGTCCATACCTTCATCTGTTTTAAAGAATACTGCTAACGCAGAATATGGATGTTCGTCAAATGGCACTGTCATTAATTTTCGACCGGTTTCGCCATAAGAAAATGTTCTTTGATCTTGTGATAAAGATATAATTCCTTGCTGTACCGCCTTTATACCTATATTTCTTAACTCTACATTTTCATCATTTGCAAGTTGTAAAAACAATATAGGGTTTCTTTTAGCAAAAACTAATCCGTCTCTTTTTAATTCACTAGAAGATAATAAATCTACCCTCTCACCAAACTCCACTCTTAATATTGCTTCTAGCCCTTCAACACCCATCTCCTTAGCGGCTAGCAAAGCTTCAATTTCGTAGTTAATATATTCCACCTCGTTCATTGCTTGCTCTCTTGGCTTGTCTTCAGAAAAATATTTGTTTCTTAAAGGGTGGTATAAAGATAGTAGTTTTTGTAAATTTTGTTGTTCCTTTGGAACATACAACCTTCCGTCTCTAAAAACTATTCTGCCTAAAGTTGATTGCCCTTTTTGCTCGTCCACAAATACGGACTTTTGGTTTGTAGCATATCTTAGTTCTCTTTGATAGCCTAGTTTTTCGTCAAAATATAGTAGAGGAAACTTAGCACTGTGTTTAGAAGCTAAAGAATAAACTATAGGTTTTCCTAATCTATCTGCTAGATTATAAAGCCTATCTTTTATTTCCCATACTGGTTCTAATGGTTGTTGTATTTTTTCTTTTTTTGTAATTTTTGGTTGAGGTGCAACCTCAGTTTTTTCTACTGCTTCAGCTTTTTTCGCCATGATATAATAAAATTAAATAATTAATAAGGGTAATAGCTACCCCCGAAGTTACATCAGGGGTAAGCATTACCTTTTTTATTTGTTATGTCTTATCCTGTAAAATCAGTCTTTTTAAGAATAACAAAGTTGTTAGCTCCTTGAACGCATAATGCTCTTTCTGATAAGAAATTAACATTCATAGCATCCTCTTCGCTTGTGTAGTTACCACCAACAGAACCTGTAATCCAAGATTTTAATCTACGATCGTCAGCTTCAGAAGCTCTGTAGCGTACGTGTAAAAATGGTCGTTGAATATTTTGTCCTAAAATTTGGTCGTAAACCGTAGAAACCCCTGCAGGAACAATAACTCCAAGAACGTCGTTTATCATTCCTCTTGTAGTTGAATCATTTAGGTATTTCCAATCTGTCTTGTAGAAATCGTAAGATCCTCTTCGGAATCCGCTAAATCCTAAGTTAAGCGCCATATCTTCAGAATTTTCAAATACACCGTAAGATGTACCTCCAGTTCCATAAGAATTTTGACCAGCCAACATAATGTCGATATCCAAAGAAGTGCTACGATCTAGGAACAACATGTTCTCTTCAATAGCTCCTTGCTTATCTAACTCTCCTAAGATTAGGTCAAACTCCCCAATACCAGTAGCTGGTGTTGCGTTCGCAAAATCAGGATCATTAAAAGTTAAGCCTCTGCTTTCGATAGCAGCAAAAAGACCTTCAGATCCAGTAAAGCCATTATCACCAGCAGAATCTCCGCCGCCTCCACCGTTGTCTTGTACGGCTTCAATCATAGACATTTCTAGATAATCTTCAAAACGTAATCTAGCTTCATGCTCGGACTTTAGGTACCATAGGTATCCTCCAGTTCCCGCTTCAGTAGTTACTTCAACCCAACCAATTTGAGCAACATCTGAACCATTTACTGCATACTTTTCTCTAAGTATAATAGGCTTGTTACTGAATTGTGTGAATTTAGCATTTGGCTGTGCTGCAACAACAGAAGAACCTTTTTTGTACTCAGAACCATAAACAAATACAGCAACATCAGTAATGTTAGCAGCAGGTGCTGGTAAAAGTGCATTCAAGTCTTGAGCGTTGTATGGAGCTACCACTATGGTTGTAGCTGTGCCGTCGCCTCCAGTTGTTACTCTTGCTTTAACGACAACTCCGTCTTTTGCAATAATAACTGTCTGTCCTGCGTTAATCAATTGTGCTTTTTGAGCTGCAGTTTGTAACCCAGCAGTTCCAGCAGCATCGGCTGTAAATTGGATAGTGTTATTTCCAGCTTGTGCCACTGTAATTGAACAGTCATCCATTGCGATGTGTAATCGCCCTTGCTCAGACCATACAATTTGGTCAGAAGCCATAGGCATTTCTGCTCCTACCATGCGTAAGAATCCAGAAACAGTACGGTTACCGTATCTTTCTACTTCTTTTTCGTACACTTCTGGTAAAAACTGTTGTGTAAAATCCATGTCAGCTAATGAAAGGTAGTTGTCCGCAAACAAACCTTTAGTAGGACGTGGAGTTTGGTGGTTTAATTGGGCACCAATACCCGGACTAGGAAAACTCATAGTATTTTAATTTTAAGTTGTTTATTTTTTTATTTTTACTTTTAATCTGGAAGAATCTACACCATTAACAGATCGCACTTTCCAGCCGTTTTGAAGAGTCGTATTTTCATGAACCCCTCTCGGATCCATATTGACATTCTTCGTTCTAGCCATACTGTCTTTCATAGCATCGGCTTTACCTTGCTCATAAAAGTGCTTTGCGACCGCATCAGGATTCATTGCAGTAAATAATGATTTATGATAACCTATAGCGTCTGACATTTCATTTTTATCGTTTAAGAACCTCTTAACAAAATTATTAATGTCGCTTTGAGTAGTCTTTACCTCACCTGCATTTTTAACATTAAACCTATACTTTTTGTCTCCAACTTGATATTCAAAACCTTTGAAATCTTTATTAAAAACCTGATTGGTTTGATTTAAAAACGTAGTTTTTTGCTGCGTAGCTTCCTCTTCCTGTTTGTTATAGCGGTTGAAAAATTCAACTGCTTTTTGTTGTTCTGGATTTAATTTTGATCCAGCTTTAATTTCTTCGTAATATTTAGACTTTAATCCATTTAAATGATTCTTAGCCTTTGCTAGCTCTTCTTTATAAGCTATTTTCTTTTTACGCACATCTCTTTCCTCGTCTAACTCTTCGTCATAAGAAAAATTGTCTTCCATTAAAAAGTCAATTTCTTCTTTGTCAAGATGAGGTCTTGTGTTTTCGTAATATTCTCTTAACAATTGTGTTTCATTTAATGACGAATAATCGGTATTTAGCTTTACATAATCTTCTAAGCTACCGCCAGTTTCGTTCATAAAGTCAACAACTTTTTGAATATTTTCAGGTAATTCAATACCTGTTTCTTTTTGTTCTGCAATTGCTTCAGCAACATCCTCTGTTAGTTGCTCTGTTTGCTCTTGAACTTCTTCTTCTATTATTTCTTCAAGTGCTGATTCCTCGACTTGTTCGGGCTCCCGTACTTCTTGAACCACTTCTTTGCTACTTGTCTCGTTTTCGGGTTGCTCGACAACATCATTGCTGTCATCTGGGCTTTCGTTTTGAATGGCATTTTCTTCCGTGTTATTTAATTCTGATAAATTAACTTTAATTGTGCCATCGGCGTCCTTTGTTACGGGGCCTGATTCTTGCACCGCTTCCTGTGTAATTTCTTCAGGATTAGTTGCTTCGTTTTCTTTGTTTTCCATGATAAAATATTATAAAATTACTACTATTACTATTATTACTTGGGCTCGAAAGAACCTAAGTCAAATCCCCCTCCTAATATATCGTTTCCGCTGGATTCGAAATTTTTAGGAGGTGTGTTATTCTTTCTTTGATCTATTAGTTCACTTTGCTGGGAACCTTGCATTTTTATTCTTTGGTCTTTTCTATCTTCTTTAGAATTTTCAACAGTATCTTTTTGCTGAGTGTCCATGTTTCTTAGTTGCACATTATACTGAAATTCTAAGTTCATTAATTGCATTTTTGATTGTACCTCGAGCTGCATTTTCCTTTCGTTCAATTGCGCTTCAATTTGTTTTAGCTCTATTTCCTGTTGCTTTAAGGCCTGGTTTTTTTGCACCTCAGCCTGTGCGGCTACCTGTTGCGCTTGAGCATTCGCTTGAGCTTGAGCTTGAATGTTCTGCTGTTGCATCAGTTGATCACGCTCTTGTTTTTTCTTTCTTCTTAGCTTTAATACCTGATTAGCTAATTTAATATTTTTTATTTCTCGTATATCGATAGCATCGGAGAGCTCTATTAACCCGGCAGACAGAGCTGTTTGAATGTTGTTTTCTAACTGTTGTCTTTCTTCTTCGTCAGGGGTAAGCTCTAAAAATATACCAAAATCATATAAATGTAAGTCGCTCATTTCCTCAAGAGTGGCTACGTTGTGACCACCTATTTTTTGTATAAAAGCATCTCTAGTAGGCGAAAATTCTAATATGTCAGATATTCTAAGAGATAAACACTCAGCTAATGTAGCCGTCAAGTATAACCCACCATTAAGAATATGTCTTGTAGCTGTATTACTATTTGCCGCTGCTATTTTTTGTATACCTACTAAAGCTCTTGAGTCAGGCGTGCTACCGTCTCTAGCCTCGTTTAGACCCGTTGTATCCCGGATCATTTGTAGGTAATAATTATAAGTGTTAATTAAAGCCGCCATTTTATTACCTCCAGAACCACTTGTTATTTCTTGAATAGGCACTTTACCAGGGTTCATATCTCCCTCTTGTGTAAATGATCTTCCAATTACAGAACCTGTTTGAAAAAACATATTTAATGCTTCTTGAGGATTGTAGTTTGTTCCGTTTCCTAAATCAACTTCAGCCAAGCCGTCAGCATCAAGGTAAACACCGTCTGGTACCATACGAGACAAAACCTGCTGCAACTTTAAATGTGTAAGCTGTATCATATCGGCGAAGCCAGTTATACGGCTTACTAAAGACTCAATCTTACCTTTGTACATTCGCGGGGCAACAATACTGTAATTCATTAATACCTTAGTATAGTCGCTTTTTGGGCGCATCATATTTTTAGCCATTTCCCATTTTAACAAATAATCTGTACCCAGTATTAATACTCCTTCGTATAAAACCTCTAAAGATCTTGAAAGCTTGCCGAATTGCTCCTCTAACATTTCTACAGGTGGATCAAATTGATCATCTCTTAAAACTATTTTACTAGCTCCCGTAGCGGTTTCTTTAACCTTGTAAACCTCGTTCATGTAGGTTTTAAAATTAAAATACAGTACCTGCACAGTATTAACGTCTGGAGACGCGGAGTTGTTTAATGGTCTATTATAAAAACTATTACTTTGGTAAGAGGTCTTAGCTATTTTTTCTAAGTCATCATTTGTTAAGCTTGGGAATTGCTTTTTAAGGTCGTTAATAGTAATATCTTTTACTTCGCCAACATAGTATATGTCTTCAAAATAGGGCGACTCCGTATACGAATAAACTAAATTCGCCGGATCTACATAGTCTATGACAACACCTTCTGACAAGGTAAACCTGTTTTTTACGGCTCCAATGCCTATGGTGGTTAAGTCATAATAAGTTCTTGTTTGCGTAAGATCATAAGAATTGCCCTCTAACAAAGTGTTTATCGCCTGCTCTTCCGCTATTTCTACAGCTTGCTTGTAAGTTAGCTGCATGTGTATTTCTAATTCTTCTTTTGTTTCAGGCAGGTCTTCTACATTTGTTTTAAATATAGATATACCAAATTCATTTTGTACAAAATCTGCTATATCCTTAGCGTGCATATCTCTAAGAACATCTTCCATATATTGTGTTCTTTTGCTCACTCCATACGGATCTTGAGAATATGCTTTTATATCGAAGTTCCTTTCTGCCATACCGTTTACTACGATATCTACAAACTTGGGAATAATAGGCACAGGTTTCCAATCTAAATTTAAATAAGATAAATCGCCGTTTATTGACAGCTCATCTTTGTATTTTTGTATAGGCTGTTCGCCTCTTGCGTATAATCGTAATTTATGAAAAGTGTGTTGATTACTAACAAATCTGTTTGAATTAGCTCCAGAATCTGTTTTGAACCACTCGTCTTGAATTGCTCGCCCAACTTTTAAGCCGTATTCCGAAGAAATTTTTTCAGCATCACTAGCAACTTGACTAGGAAAAGAACTTTTTACAACTGATTCAGCCATACTTATTTTATTATTTTTGAAATATTACTGCCATTGTTATATTTAGCAATATTTAAATTTAGTTTTTGTTTTTGTGTTGAGGGTATTGGTCTATAAAGGTTTTTATTGCATGCCATAATAGCCAACCCACTACTGATTGCAGCATCAAATTTTGTTCTTTTGTTTATATCAAACTTAGACCAATCATTTAATGTTGAACTAAAATACAAAGTGCCGTAGGTGTTATCATCTAGCAAACCTACATACTTATCTATATAGCTTTCGATAGCCGCTGCGTGAGCCTGCTTTATATCCTCGCTTGAGTTTGGTATTCCTCCTATTTCTTTTTCTGCCACGGAAAGTTTATTCCATAGCTTATCCGGTCTGTTCATTGAATAGCCTCTGTATCCTCTTCTTTTTAAATAATACAGCAATCTAGGTTTATTATTTTCAGCTAACAACGGCATTCCATAAAATACTAAAGACATTAAAACATCTTCAAAAAACATTTCAGCTGTTTGTGGCCGTGCTATATATTCTAAAAAAAAATGATTAGGAGGTGCATTTTCCATTGAAAATTTGGTTAACCCGTGTAAAGCTCCTTTCGACCCGCTGCCCCCTACTGTTCCTGATATGTCATAGCTATCGCAGCCAAATGCTCCCATATGATCGTTGCCCGGATATTTAACACCGTTTTTTATAACCTGTCTGTTTTGTAAACTATAATCTGGAACCCAACTAACTTTAAACCTCCCTTGAGGATTGGGTGTGAATCTCACCTTAGTATCTTTAATGCCGTTTTCCCAAGAAAAACTTCCGGTAGTAACAACGCTACTATTTTTTAAATCTTCGTTATAATCTATCTGCTCGTATATTTTTACTAAATTAAATATACTATTTTTAGTTTCATCACGAAACGCATGTTCTTCTGTTCGTGGAAATTGTCTGTAGAACTCATTTAGAGCATCCTGATCGCCTTTTAATCCTTCCACCTCATTATTCCAATGTTCCATTACGCCGACGTTTATAACGTCTCCATATGGCCCCTCA